GGGTGCTACGGCAGCAGGAGGATTAGTACCATCAGAACACTTTGGAGTAGTATTATACGAAGGAGATGGTTCATCATCACATTCTATTAACGGAGGTAAGTTTGGAGCAGCAGGATATTTTACAAATGCAGGTGTTGTTACAATTCCAAGTAGTGTTATAGATACTAATAAGCATAGTTTATCTGTTTGGTTTAACACAGATGCAACAAGTGGTACACAAACTGTATTTGAATTTAATACAGGAAACAGAATAATATTTAGAGCAGCATCAACTGATTCTAATAAAGCTAATTTTGGTGGTGGAGGTTGGTTTGACCACGGTATATCTTTTAGTGCTAATACTTGGTATCATTTAGTTATTACTTTCAATAGTGGAAGTCCTGCAAAAATATATGTAAATGGTAGTTTACAACATACAACAGGTAATATATCAAAAGCATCTGATGGAAGTGCAAATTATTTAGGTGCAAATAATTCATCAGGTGGAAATAATCTATTAGGTAAAATTGACCAATTTAGAGTATTCCAAAAAGAATTATCATCATCAGAGGTTTCAACACTATATGCAGAAACAGACCCAGAATCATTAGACCCATTATCAGAAGATACAACAGACACACTACAAGTACTTGGGGATAGTTCTTGTATTGCTACTTATAGATTTGAAAACAATGAAGATGATTTAAGTGGTAACTATGATGGAACTGTTAGTGGTGGTGTTCAATATGCTGCAGGAAGATATGGACAAGCAATAGAATTTTCATCAGGTCACGTAAACACAGGACATAATTTTAGTCTTGCTAATAATTCATTTAGTTTTTCATTTTGGTTTGCTAATTCAGCAACAGGAAGCACAAACTCTTATGTAATTAGTACAGATAGTGCAGAATCAACAAACAACAAATTACTAATAGGTAGAAGGGATTCTAATGGTAAACTTAACTTTGCTTTTTATGCTAATGATTTAAATTCAGCCACAGATGTTACTACTGATGGAACTTGGCAACATTGGGTATGTACTTATAATGCAAGTACTAATTCAAGAAAAATATATTTAAATGGAAGTTTAGATGCTTCAGATACTGCATCAGCAGATTATCAAGGAACAGGTAATGTTGAATTTGGTTTCGGTATATATCAAGCATACGGAAAATTAGACCAAGTAAGAATATTCAACAAAGAAATATCAGCAGCAGAAGTAACTACATTGTATAATGAAAACTCACTTGTAGCTTCTTATAGATTTGAAGGAAATGCAAATGATGATACAAGAAATTATGATGGTACAGCAAGTAATGTTACTTATGAATACGGATTAAACTTTACTCCTGATTTTGTTTGGTTAAAAAATAGAAGTTCTGCTTATTCACATATTTTAGTTGATAGTACAAGGGGTAGAGCTAAAAGTTTACTTCCAAATGATACAACTGCAGAATTAACATCAAACACAGGTAATGATTTTGTTAGTTTTGACACAGGAGGTTTTACAGTTGGAACTTTACAACAAGTTTACGCTAATGTGGACGGAGATGATTATGTAGCTTGGTGTCTAAAAGCAAACGGAGGAACTACAAGCAGCAATACTGATGGAACGATTACAAGTACAGTACAAGTCAACGAACAAGCAGGATTTAGTATTGTTAGTTATACAGGGAATGGAACTGCAAGCTCAACAATAGGACACGGATTAAGTGAAGCTCCAGATATTGTTTTAGTTAAAGCAACGTCAGCAGCTTACGATTGGCAATTATTTAGCAAAGAAGTAAGCACTGCTACATACCCAACTCTAAATGGAAGATTAGCTTTGCACTCAAATGCTGCTGCAATTTTTGATGGTTATACTGTATCAGTAGGAGCAAGTACTTTTGAATGGACTGGTTTAGCTTCAACTTTTGCGTATTTTAATCAAAATAACACAACTTATATTGCTTATTGCTTTAAAAGTACTGATTCCTTTTCAAAGTTTGGCACATACGAAGGTAATGGAACAACTGAAGGTCCGATTGTAGAAACAGGATTTGAACCTGCTTTTATAATAATTAAAGATGTTGATGGTTCAGATAACTGGGCAATGGTTGATAATAAAAGGGCAACAACAAATCCAAGACAAACTTGGTTAAGAGCAAATTTAAGCAATGCAGAATTTTCTAATACAGTAGATTCAATAAACTTTTATTCTAATGGGTTTCAAATAGCAGGAGGAACAAGTGTATCAAACTTTTTAAATGAAAATGGTAATACATTTATCTATATGGCATTTGCTGCAGACCCTGACACAGAAGCACCAACAGTAGCAAAAAGTTTTAGTACAGTAGCTTATACAGGTAATAGCAGCACACAGAGTATCGAGGGGTTAGGATTTAGTCCTTCTTTAGTTTGGATAAAAGGAAGAAACAATACTTATGTTCACGGATTATATGATACAATTAGAGGGCCTTTACAAAGATTACGTTCTAATGGAAATCAAGCTAATGAAAATGTTCCAAATTCATTAACTTCATTTGATTCAGATGGTTTTACTCTCGGAAGTGATATTGGTCAAAATCAAAGTGGAAACAATTACGTTGCTTGGGCGTGGAAAGCTGATGATAACGAACCGACAATAAACACAGAAGGTAGTATAGATTCAATAGTTAGTGCAAATGCTAATGCAGGATTTAGTATTGTAAAACTTACAGGAACAGGTTCAGCAGCTACAATAGGTCACGGACTTTCAGCAGTTCCTGAAATGATTATAGTAAAACATCTTAATGGTGCAAATGATTGGTGGGTGTACCATAAAGATTTAAATGGCGGTACAAACCCAGCATCATATTTTTTAAAATTAAACACAAGTGATGCAGAAATTTTAAATACAAGTGGTAGTGTATTTCAAGGAACAAGTCCAACTTCAACTGTTTTTTACGCAGATACAGCTATAACAGACACTGGTAGAGAAATGATTGCCTACTGTTTCCATTCAGTATCTGGATATAGCAAGATTGGAAGTTATACTGGTACAGGAAGTACAGGAAATGTAATAAATGTAGGGTTTAAGCCTGATTTTATAATGTTAAAAAACATAGATAGTGGTACTAATGGTGATGGATGGTTTATGTTTGATTCAGTTCGTTCAGGAAATCCTATAGATGTAAATTTACAAGCACATATATCCGATGCTGAATCTGGTCCTTACGCATATACTATTACAACATCATCTTCTGGATTTGAACCAACTGGTTCTTTTGCTAATTTTACAGGTACAAACGCAAGTGGAAACACTTATATATATATGGCATTTAAAATAAACTAATGATTAAAAAATAATAAAATGAATGGATTCGAACCAACAGTATTAGGCATTAGTGTGTATATAATAACAATAGCAGAAATAAATGAAGCTCTACAAGGACTACTAATTATAGCAACGTTGGTTTATACGATTATTAAGATATTTCAACTAATAGATAAAAAATAAATTATGGTAAGAATATTAAGATACATAGCAAATAAATTAGAGAAATTTAATATTGCAGTTGCTAAAGGCTGGAACAAATGGCTTGGTAAATTAAAGATGTAATGATTAATGAAATCTTATTTTACATACAGTGAATTTGACTCGCCTGACTTTCCTGATAGTGGTCGTAATATGGATCCAACTTTTCTCCGCATGCTCAACCATGCACGTCAAATTGCAGGGATACCATTTAAAATTAATTCAGGATTCAGAACTGAAGAGCATAATGAAAAAGTGGGAGGATCAGAGAACTCGTCACATTTACGAGGATTCGCTGCCGATATACATGCAACATCCAGCACGTATAGATACGAAATACTATCAGCACTTATCAAAGCTGGATTCTATAGGATAGGTGTTGCTAATACGTTTATACACGTAGACAGTGATCCTACAAAAACACAAAAAGTAATTTGGACATATGCTTAAACTATTAAAAAAACTATTGGGTTTACAAAGTCAATCTGATATAGGTGGACTAGGTATGGAGATAAGAGAGCTTATCAAGGGAAAAGAAATAGATCCACAACAATTAATAGAATTACAATCAGAGATAAATAAAGTAGAAGCACAGCACAGAACAATCTTCGTAGCTGGATGGAGACCTTTCATAGGATGGGTTTGTGGTGTAGCATTAGCTTATAACTTTGTATTAAGAGATTTATTGATATGGTTTTTAGGACAAGAGCAAGTTCCACCAGCACTACAAATGGAACATTTAATGACAGTATTAGTTGGTATGTTAGGACTTGGAGGAATGAGAACGTTTGAGAAACTAAACAACAAGTCTAATTAATATGTCAATAAAATTAAAACCTTCTACAAAGGAATATAAAAGAGATGCAAGAGGCAAGATAATTGGAAAACAATACACTTGGAAACATCATCCACCTTGTAGTTTTAAAACTAAAGAATTGATAACAATGTATAATAGTTCTACTTATAGTAGAAAAAAACATTTAATTCTTAAAGAACTAAATAGAAGATCTGTAGAGGTATAAATCCTATAAAGGACAAGGCGAGAGAAGAGAGTATTAACATCTTCTGTTAAAAAGAAAATTAACTCATCTATTTACTTTTAAAAAAAAAGTAGATAACTTTGGTGGGTTAGTGGTAATTAATGTAAAACAATTTTTAATAAATTAATAAATTAATATTTAAATATGGATGATATAAGAAGATTAGCTGATAAAATTATAAATGATTTTAATTTAACTGTAAAAGACAGATCAGATGAACTGTTAAAACTAGATGCAATACAATATACTAATCTTGGTTTAGATTCATCTAAAACAGAAAAGAAAGAAGTAAAGGCTAATTCTAAATACATCTATAAAAAGATAGAAGAGATAGATCCAGAATCTGGTAAACATTTAATAACAAGTATGGATAAATAATTATGCCTAGAAAACCTAAACGAAAGAACTTAATAAAAAAACTAGATGCTGTATTTTCTAAATACATAAGATTAAGAGACGCAGACACAGAAGGCTACTGCAGATGTTCTACTTGTGGAGAAGTACATCATTGGACTAAAATACAAGCAGGACACTTTATATCAAGAAAACATTATTCAACAAGATGGAATGAAGATAACGTACACGCCCAGTGTGTGGCGTGCAATGTCTTTCGATATGGTGAGCAATATAAATTTAGTTTATATCTTGGTGATAAGTTGTCAAAGGAATTATTAGAAAAAAGCAGATTGATTGCTAAATTTACAGATATAGAAATCAAAGAAATGATTGACGATTATAATGATAGAATAAAACAATTTTCTTTTCATTCGTAAATTTTTTCTAGTTTTTATTGTTCTTTGTTTAAAGGAGGGATTAAGTTCCCTCTTTTTTTTTGAATATATTTTATTAACATTTTATTATAATATTAAAATAATTTGTTAACTTTATATTATGATTGAATTACATTACATAGAACTACTAAAAAAAAAGCAAGAAGAAATAGATAGATTACGATCTGCTTTATTCGAAATACTACAAGCTGATTTTTTAAGTAAACAAGATAAACAACTAATAATAAATAATTTTTTTACAAATGACAAAGACGAAACCGACTAGAATTAATCAAACACAAGATTCTATTAGTAAACAAGGAGCTGTAGATAGAGCTACCGAAATAGCACTCAATCCAGTTTGGAGAGCTGCTACCGATAAAGAGAAACAACAAATACTAGGAGACATAAGTCTAATAGGTAAGTATCTTTATTTCGAGAAAAATCTGTTACCAACATCAGAGGACTATAAAATGTTATATAATTTAAATAAATAAATATGGAACTTACAGGAACTATTAAATCAATAGGAAGTTTAGAAACAATTAAACAGTTAAAGAAAAAAACTGTATTAGTAGAGACTGCTGGAAAATATCCACAAACGATACCAGTAGAATTTTTAAATGATAAAATAGATTTAGTAAACAACTTACAAGTAGGTCAAACAATTAACGTAGGTGTTAATTTAAGATCTAACGAGTATAAAGGTAAATACTACATAAACGTTACAGGATGGAAAATAGTTAATGCTGTTGCAGAAACAACATCAAACGCACAAATGCCAGACGTAAACGATAATCTTCCATTCTAAAATGCTAGTAAACTCTTCTAACATATTCAAAAAACTATTAGATATAAAACACGGAAGGGTTAAGGAAGGTTTAAAAATAGGAGTACCAGACATAGACGAGTACTTACGATATAAACAGGGCAACTTTAATTTATTAATTGGTCATGCGAATGTTGGCAAAACAACTGTTATATTGTATTTATTCGTCATTTGGGCTCTTAAACACAAAAAGAGGTTTTTAATCTGGTCTTCAGAGAATACACCTCAATCAATACAAAGAAAAATAGTAGAGTTTAAAATGCGTAAGCCAATTACAAAGGCAGAAGACGCAGAGATAAAAGACGCACTAGAATGGTCTGACACATATTTTAAGATTATTGATGTTGAAGAGCTCTACACATATAAAGAATTACTAGAAGAAGCTAAAGCAATTAAAGATGCTTGGGATTATGATGCAATACTTATAGATCCATACAACTCTTTAATAAAAGACAAACAACTATATAAAGAAGTAGGAGGTCACGAGTACGACTATCAAGTAAGTACAGAGTTTAGATTGTTTGCTAAAAAAAATAACATCACACTGTTTTTAAATGCTCATGGAGTTACAGAAGCATTAAGACGTATGCATCCTAAAGGACACGAATATGAAGGATTACCAATGCCTTTAAATATTGCTAGTGTTGAAGGAGGGGGTAAGTGGGGAAACCGTTGTGATGATCTGATTTGTATTCACAGGTACACGTCTCATCCAACTGATTGGATATATTCAAACCTTTTAGTTTTAAAGATTAAAGAAATGGAAACAGGAGGAAGATGTACACCATTTGATGAGCCAATAAAATTAAGAATGGAAAAGAATAATATAGGTTTTACATTTATGGATAAAGACCTTTTAGATAAACAAAAAAAAGAATTACTATTTTGATACTTATATCTCTATTAATATTAACAACAATTTTTGTAATGATAGGACAATACAAGAATGCAGATATTTATATAGCATTGATAAAAGGTTTTATGATAGGAGCATTATTTCACAAAGAACAATATGATGACGGATTTGATGAATACACATTACAGTGTGTAATAGGATTTATAAATGTTACAGTGAAATGGGAACAACAGCAGACTGGCTTGGACTAGTAGCGAAGCAACATAAAGAATGGATCAGAATAGTCAATGGGTTTGGTGAGTATGATTATGCAGAAGACATTGTACAAGAGAGTTATTTGATATTATATAAATATGCTAAACCAGAGAAGGTTATTGAGAATGGGATTATCCGTAGGGGTTATATGTATTTTACTTTACGTACTACTTACTACTTATACTATAACAGTAAGCGAAAAGTTAGGAAAGTTTCTATTGATGATGGATTACTTCAGTTAGAAGACAATACTGATTTAAGAGAACAGGATGCTTATAATTTAATATGCGAAAAAATAGATGATGAAATAGAAAACTGGCACTGGTATGATAAGAAGCTTTTTGTTCTGTATAGAGACACAAATATGAGTATAAGAAAGATTGCAGCAGAAACAAAAATAAGTTGGGTAAGTATATTTAATACATTAAAGAATGCAAAAATTATATTAAAAGATAAATTAAAAGAAGATTACGAAGATTACAAAAACGAAGATTATGAGCGATTACAATAAGTTTAAAGCAAATTTTGAATATCAACAAAAAGTAGCAGCTAAAGGATTTGGCGATACAGTTGAGAAAATAACAAAAGCAACAGGAATAAAAAAAGTTGTAGATACTGTAGCAGAAGCACTAGATGCAGACTGTGGATGCGATAAAAGAAAGAAGAAACTAAATGAACTGTTTCCCTATAAGATGCCAGAGCTATTTACAGAACAAGAATTTTTGTATCTTCAAGATATATTTATAGAAAAAAAGAACGATATAACAAAATACGCACCAAGAATGTTAGAGATATACAATAGAGTTTTTAATGATAAAAAACATCTTACTAATTGTAGTCCTTGCTTTGTTGGTCAAGTGTATAACAAACTAGAAGCAATTTACAATGAATACAAATAAAATGGAATTAATCAAAGAACTAGAATACGTTACAAACTACCAGACTTTAGGAAATAAATTAATGAAGTGGGGTAAAGAATCAAACAATCAAGAAATAAAAGAATGTAAAGGATGTTTAGCAGAGATAGGAATCTATGTTGCACATTTGGAATATGAAAGAAGAACTTACGAAAAGACAATAGAGTCTTATAGATCAGACAAAGTTAGAGCTCTTACAAGAGCAAGAAGAGTTGAAACAGAACTTGAAGAAGCTAACAAGATAGTAAGGAAGTATAACAAAGGAAAAGAACTAGGACTATGAGTAAACACAAAGAAAGAAAACAAATGCCAGTATTTACTGGAGTGTTAAAGTATTTTCCTAATGCACTTAAATATGTATCAAAGATAAGTTACATAGGAAACCAGCAACATCATCCAGACAAACCATTGCACTGGGATAAAAGTAAATCAACAGATCAGTTAGATGCTTTAACAAGACACCTAATAGACCACACTACAGATCCTTTAGATGATGATGGAATGTTACATCTGGGAAAGGTAGCATGGAGAGCCCTTGCTGCATTAGAAGACCAATTAGATAAAGGAGAATGAAAATAAACTTATTAGATTTATTTAGTGGTATTGGTGGCTTTCATTTAGGTTTAAGTCAAGCAGGGTTTAAGGTAAATTCTTATTACTCTGAAGTAGATAAATATGCAATAAAAACTTACAATTATAATTTTAAAAATAGTACTTATGTCGGATCAGTTACAGATGTTCGAGGATCAGAACTCCCAAGAATCAACGCTATCACTTTCGGAAGTCCTTGTCAAGACTTTAGCCTTGCTGGAAAAAGAAAAGGTATGGAAGGAAGTAGATCAAGCCTTATCCTTGAAGCAATTAGGCTT